GACTTCGACACTGGCAACATGCGCTTCAAGGCGCGTGAGCGTTACAGTTTCGGGGTTTCCGATTGGCGTTGTGTCTTTGGCACACCGGGTGCCTAAAAATCAAGCCGCCTTCGGGCGGCTTTTTTTGTTCCACGTGGAACATTTATGTTAATATAAATTTTTCCTGACAGTCTCATACTGAGGCTGACACTGGCCACGACAGGAGAACCTCATGGCTAATACTACGTTTAACGGTCCCGTCCGTTCTGAAAACGGTTTCCAAGATATAACCAAAAACTCCACTACCGGTGCTGTAACTAGCACAATGACGCTTTCTACTTATGAAACGACCATTACGGTAGCGGATGGTGCCACCACGGGAAAAGAGTCTGCAATTGGTATCCCAGATAACTTCATTCCTATGGGCGTCACAATCGCTGTTACTACAGCCGCCGCGAACGCTGTAAACCTTCAAGACATTGGCACAGATGCTGATACGGATGGTTTTGTTGACGGTATTTCAGCCGCTGTGAATTCGACCGGATTTAAAGGGTTTTTCCCATGTAATGGTGTCCTTGGAATGTCGGGTGGTACAACCACTGCGGCTACGGGCACAGCAGATGAGGTTGAGCTTGTTGTTTCGGGTGATCCCGGCGGCGACACGGTCATTGTTTTGAAGTTTTTTGGAATATCCAGCACTTCTGACGCATCCTAACGGGAGATACCCATGGCTAATTCAGACGTAAGATCAAAGCGTCTGACCGGGACGGGCTCTGCTGGTGTAGGGCCTGCTCGTATTCGTCAAATCCAAGTTTTTTCTGCTTCAGGAACGCCCCGTCTTACTATTACAGACGGGAGTGGCGGAAGCACTGTATTGGACTTGGATTTTTCTGCGAGCGAAACACACTCGGTCAATATTCCTGATGAGGGCATAAAAGTGTCTGATATCAACGTTAGTGTTTTAACTAATATTACGGCAATCACGGTGTTTTTTAGCTAATGGCAACCACCAAAAACGTAAAAAGACTGCCTTCAGGTCGTTTGAGTTACCGTGGAGAAACGTTTTCTGGCTATAACAAGCCAAAAAAAACTCCCGGTAAATCAAAAAAAAGTGCGGTTTTGGCTAAAAAAGGCAATGAAGTAAAGCTTGTCCGTTTTGGTGACCCGAATATGTCGATCAAGAAGTCTCAACCGGGGCGTAGAAGTAATTTTCGGGCACGTCACAATTGTGACACGGCAAAGGATAAGTTTTCGGCACGATATTGGTCTTGTAAGGCGTGGTAACTATGCGGGTAGAAGACGTTTTATCTAAGCTGGAAAAGCATGAGGCGGAGTGTGCGCTTCGTTACACTCGTATCGAAGAACGTTTAGACGACCAAAAAAACTCTTTAAAAGCATTAGATATAAAAATCTGGGGTTTAGCTGTTTTAATTATAAGTGTTCCTGTCCTCAGTCAATGGGTAACCGGGTGATACATGGCTAGTGACCCTTTGCAGGTGGGCGGTATTAGGTGGCCCAATATGATGCAGAAGCCTACGGGCATTGTGGCTGGTGCGGCTAATCCTGCGATGGATCCCACTACGTTAAGCAATTCCCAGATACCCATGGAGTCATCAAAGGTTAGATTCCAGCCCACATCCGTTGATACCACCCCTTCTACTGATGTTACGAAGGGCAGAGCAATAGACACTTACGCGTGAGGATTTATTATGGGTATGTCTACATCAAGGGTAAAAACAGGGCCTACAAAAGCTAAGGTCCAAGTTACTTACATGCGTAAAGGCGGTGCGGCGTCTAGTAAAAGTAAGGGCAGTAAAATCTGCCCTGAAGGAAAGGCGTGGGCAAAGCGAACCTTTGACACGTACCCCTCTGCTTACGCTAATTTGGCGGCTAGTAAATACTGTAAAGACCCTAATTACGCCAAAAAATCCAAAGGTGGCAAAAGAAAAGGAAAATGAGGTATTAAAATGCCTGAAATGACTGTTGCTCAGAAACGAAAAATGATAGCTGAACTGCGTAAAGCCTCTAAATTACACGCCGGTCAAGCAGATCGTTTAGAAAAAACCCTGCCGGGTTCAAAAAAATCTGGAAAAAAAGGCAATGGGCGAACTTAAAAAGTGGCTTGATCAAGATTGGGTTCGCATCGACAGCAGTGGCAACATTGTTGGAGAATGTGGCACGTCCAAAGATAAAAAGCGCCCAGACCGTTGCCTACCTCGTTCTAAAGCAAACAGTTTAAGTAAAGCTGAACGGGCCGCTACAGCTAAAAAAAAGAAGCGTGAAGGGGCTCAAGGTAAACAAGTCGTGTCGAACACTAAAGCGGCTAAGGTCAAAATGGCGGCTAATGGTGGTGAAATACGCAAAAATCACCGGGGCTGTGGTGCAGTCCTGTCTGAACGTCGTAAACGAACTCGTTACACATAGGAGAAGTAAAATGGCTGGTAGTAGAGTTAATTTAGGCAATGGTGCCCCTAGAGGCAGTTCTAGTAAAACGTCCAAGGGCGGCGCAATGAAGAAGTCCAAGGGCGGCGCAATGAAGAAGTCCAAGGGCGGCGCGATCAAAAAGTCCAAGGGCGGCGCAATGATGAAGCCTGCCGACATGAAAGATGGCGCAATGAAGAAGTCCAAGGGCGGCGCAATTAAAAAGTCTAAGGGCGGCGCACTGATGAAGAAAAAGAAGCCTATGGGCGGATGATTGATGGCCCATTTGATAAGCAACATCCCGTATTTTAAATGCTGGGTGCGAAAAGAATTTACATGTGACCACCAGAGATATCATGGTGAGTTTTTACATGCGCTTGCTATAGCGGTAAACACAATTCCAGATAGATCCTTGAGTTTTCAAGTAGTTTTTACTGGAATTACAGACACTTCCGATGACGTTGAGTCAAACGTCCACGGAGGAGCGATGTGGGCACGTATGCCAATACAAGCATTGGTAGCCGATGTGCCTTTAGATGATTGGCCGGAGAGGATGGAGGACCATCTTTGTCAGCCGTGGGATTGCGAATCTATTGATCACAGTGTGGTTGTAATAGATCGCGTTAGCTCAAGTCCGTGGATAGCTAAGGTTAATCATGAGTTCTATGAGGCACGGTATGTTATGACTATTGATTATACCGGAAACACCATTGCCGATTCTCCGGATCAGCATAAACAAAGTCATCTGTTATATCTGACAGAAGGCCCGTGGGCCGGTAATATGGTGGCATTGCCTAATAACCGGGTGCGAGCTACGTCACCCGCTTTGTGGAACACAGGAGAGGGTGCGCCTGATTTTACGCCTAGTCAGTACACACATACGGCGGAGGGGCACAGTAGCTATACAGATCCAAACATTACGTTTGATAATTTGTATTCAAAAGGGGTTGACGAAAATGGCGCTGAAGAAAATACCTAAAGGTAACAAGGGTTTATCAAAGCTACCTACAGAAGTCCGAAACAAGATGGGCTTTATGAAGGATGGTGGCCCGGTAAATGCACACAAGCAGGAAGCTATGAGCCCTTGTCCAAAGCCACGGGTACGAGGTTATAAGTAATGGCCGTATCGGGTTCGACAGACTTTGAGTTAGATGTAAGCGATTACATCGAAGAGGCGTTTGAGCGGTGTGGACTAGAAGTCCGCACGGGTTATGACCTCAAAACGGCAAAAAGGTCGTTGAATCTGATGCTGGGCGATTGGGCCAACCGGGGCTTGAATCAATGGACTATTGAGCAAACAACGGTAACTTTGACTCAGGGCACGGGCAACTACACGCTTGGTGCTTCTACGATTGATGTCTTAGATGCGGTGGTTCGTAGGGATGGCACAGATATTTCTCTAGAAAGAATTAGTCGCAGTGAGTACATCAATATCCCCACTAAAACGACACAAGCGCGTCCTTCGCAGTTTTTTGTAGACCGGCAAATTGACCCCACGCTCAAACTTTGGCCTGTTCCTGAGAACAGCACGGATACAGTGATTATTGACAAGCTTGTGCGGATTGACGATGCCGACACGTTTATTAACACGATGGACATCCCGTTTCGTTTTTATCCTTGTTTAGCGGCGGGACTCGCATATTACCTCGCTATCAAACGTGCTCCAGATCGTGTACAGCTTCTCAAAGCAGTCTACGAGGAAGAGTTTGAGCGAGCGGCATCTGAGGATAGAGATCGTGCTTCGCTCAACATACAGCCGTCTATGGCTTATTTAAGGCTTAGTTGATGGCTAAATTTGCTACAGGAAAACATGCTTACGGCATTTCTGATCGTTCGGGGTTTCGTTACAAACTAAACGAAATGAAACGCGAATGGACGGGCATGTTGGTGGGTCCCGATGAATTTGAGACTAAGCAACCTCAATTACAGCCGCGCAGGACGGGACCTGACCCACAGGCTCTCCTTAACCCCAGACCACAGTCAAAGGACCCGACCGGTGCTTTTTTAGTTAAAACCACAAACGGTATTCGTTACTTGGGTAATGGCAATTGGGCCACAGCCGGTGTGGCAGAGTTACCGTCAGAAATTGATGCAACCGATGCTTTAACTGGCGCGGTAGGTTCAGTTACGGTGACAGTCTCATGAGTTTTACATACGGTGAGCTAAAACAGGCGATACAGGATTATACGGAAAACGACGAAACCACGTTTGTCACAAATATTCCTATTTTTATTCGCAACGCAGAAGAGCGCATACTTAAAAACGTTCAGTTGTCGGAGTTTCGTAAAAACGCGGTGGGTACATCTACTGTCTCAAACAAGTATTTAGATTGCCCAACAGACTTTCTTGCGCCGTTTTCTTTGTCGTTTGAGGTGTCTTCGTCAAAAGTATTTGTTGAATTTAAGGACGTAAACTTTATTCAAGAGTTCAATCCAAACGAAAGCACTACTGGAACACCGCGTTATTACGCGCTTTTCGATAGTTCAAACTTTATTTTGGGGCCAACTCCGGACGCCTCTTTAGTGGCAGAACTTCATTATTACTACCGCCCAGCCAGTTTGACCAGTTTGGCGGATTCGGCTCAGTCGTGGCTTAGTGAAAATGCGCCTTTGGCCCTGCTTTACGGCAGTTTGTTGGAAGCTTATATTTTTATGAAAGGTGAACAGGACGTATTGGGTCTGTACGCCTCTCAATTGCAAAATGCGTTAGCGGGACTAAAACAATTTGGGGAGTCTAAGGAAGTGACCGATCAATACATGACCGGAATGCTAATAAGGCCTAAACAATGAAGTTTGAAGGAGTTACACTATCCTCCGGAATGGTTGAAGTTCAGACCACCCAACATCGTGGCTTCACTCCGGAAGAGGTTGCTGAACGGTGCTTAGACAAGCTTCTCAGTGTTTCGGACACTGCTCCCCCTGCGATTCGGGATCAAGCAATCGCATATAAAGATCATTTACGAGCGGTTCTTGTTTTTTATATGAATGAGGCTGTTCAAAGCGACAGGACAACTGTCGGTAACGCTTTGCTTGATGCGGGGCATAAAGATTTGGCTGAACTTATCAGGAGATTATGACATGGCCTTTTCAGGAAATTTCATGTGTACCAGTTTTAAGCAAGAACTGCTTACTGGCGCTCACAATTTTACAAACGGCGCGCACACCTTCAAGCTGGCAATGTACACCAATAGTGCTTCATTTAATGCGGCAACTACAGCGTATACAACGTCTAATGAGATTAGCGGGACAGGTTACTCAGCCGGGGGCGGAACACTAACCAACGTGACTCCAACCACTTCTGGGACTACTGCTTTGACCGACTTTGCAGACCTCACATTTGGATCTTCAACACTGACGGCGCGTGGAGCACTTATATATAACACAACCACCTCGGGCGGTTCTGGTACGACAGACACCGTAGTGGTGTTAGATTTTGGTGCGGATAAGTCATCCAGTTCGGGTGATTTTACCATTGTATTCCCAGCGGCAGATGCGTCTAACGCTATTATCAGGATTGCATAGTCATGGCTTTAGTCGTAAAAGATCGCGTAAAAGAAACCACCACCTCAACAGGCACTGGTGCGATTTCTTTGGCTGGAGCACAGCCAAATTTTCGCACTTTTGCGTCCGTGTTATCTAATGCAGATACGACGTATTACGCAATCATTGATAATACTAATCTTGCTTTTGAGGTGGGTCTTGGCACTTATGCTACCAGTGGAAACACGATAACTCGCACTACCGTTTTGTCTAGTTCCAATAGCAATAGTGCGGTCAACTTTTCCGCAGGGACGAAAGATGTTCTTTTGACCTACCCTGCTGACAAGGCGGTGTATGAAGAGTCTGACGGCTCTGTCCTGATAGAAAACCTTGAACTTAATGCCAATGCAATTAAGTCCACGGACACCAACGGCAACATTCAGTTGTTCCCAAATGGCACGGGTTTTACTGAGCTATACGGAAACACTAACGCAGGCACCATACGATTTAATTGTGAAAGCAATTCGCATGGCGTTACCGTCCAAGGCCCCGCGCATAGTGCGGCGGCTACATACACGGTTAAGCTACCAGACACGCTGGGGTTGACGCAGGCTTCGGGAATTGTCACTTCGGATGCTAATGGTGTTGTCAGCTTTGACAACGGCACGATTGACGAGTCTACGACAATTACGTCTAGCTCCAATGCGGCGACGATCAATCTTCGCGACGGCAACGTGTTTTTGCATGACCTGACCGAAAATGTGACCTACACATTTAGCAATCCTGCCGCGTCTGGTAGGGCTTCTGCCTTTGTCCTGAAGATCATTCAAGATTCTTCTGCTAGGACAATCACATGGCCCGCCAGTGTTGATTGGGCGGCGGCGACTGCGCCTACTATTACCGCAACCAACAACGGCGTCGATGTCTTTGT